TTGGCGAGTGGATGTCCATCACACCCGCAAACGTGTTTTTCAGGGCGGCGGCCTTTTCCGCCAACCAAGCCCGTACCGCCTCGAATTTCGCCTGCAATCCGTTCCACAGCCCCTGGATAATGTTGCTGCCGAACTCCGTAAACTTGGCAGGTAGTTCGATACCGAACCATGACAATACGGCGGCAAAGGCTGAATAGAACGCGCCAATGGGTGACCAATTGAGAATCAGGCCGAGAATGCCGAGCAGTCCGCCGTCAAAGGCGGTTTTGATTTGTGTCCATGCCGAATCGGCCAATGAGAAGATGCCGTCGAAAATCATCCGCCAGCCGTCCACTATCATGGTGCCGACAGAAACGACGGTATTGACCACCGAAGCCAAAGCCGAGCCGACCGACTCCCCCCAGCTGCGGGCGTTGCCTTCGCCTGCCTGAGTCAGGTTGAAAAAGTCGCCAAACCAATCCAAAACGGGTTGCAGATAAGGCTGTACGGCCGTCCAAATGCCGCTCAATGTGCCGACAAACGCATCAAACAGCGGCGTCAGCGGTTCCAAGCCTTTAGTCAGCCCCTCCCAAAATCCGGCAAAGAAGGCTTTCAGGGGCTTCCAATATTTATAGATGACAAAAGCCACGGCAGCCACAGCGGCCACGGCCAAAACCACCGGCCACAAGGCAGCCAGTGATGACAGGCCGAAACCTGCTATCACGGTTCGGGCGGCGGCAAATCCCCTCATGACGGTGCCCAGGGTGCCCGATATGGCCGACAACCCCAAACCGCCCTGCATCACGGTTTTGGTCAAAACAACCGTCGCCTTCAAAGAAAGCAAACCGCTTTTCAAAGCCAAATAAGCTGCGTGAGACCGGTTGGCAATGACCATCGCACCAAACATACCGACTTTAAAAGCCAGCAGCGAAGCGGCCGTACCGACAATCCCTTTCGTCAATACGGGATGCTTTTCCGCCCAGTCTGAAATCATGCTTGTCAGCTTGATACATTTGCTTAAAAAATCATTTACGGCAGGCAAAACAATCGAACCCAGCCGGATTCCAAGTTCCGAAATCCCGTTTTTGAAAATTTGGATTTGGTTCGCCGTCGTTGCGGACCGGTTGGCAAATTCACGCTGCATAGAGCCGAGATACTTCAAGTTTCCCGATGCATCCCGTTCCTCCAACAACGCCAGTTGGCGGTTGTACTCACCGACATTGTTTGCCAACATCATGGCGTCATCGGCATAGTTTTGGCCGAACATCTTCAACAGCATTGGAAACTGTTCGGCCTTTGGCAGCTGTTTGACCCGATCCAAGAGATTCAGCATTGCACGATTGGCATCTTTGTCCATTGCGGCGGCGAATTCCTTGGTAGTCAGCCCCAATGCGGCAAGCTCTTTTTTCGCACCACCGGCCTTCATGACTGACATCGATGTGATCATGCCCTTCATTGCCTGAGCTGCAAGTTCGGGAGCCTTACCCATGCTTAAAAAGGTACTGCCCCATGCCGCACCTTGGTTTTCCGTCATGCCCAACTGCTTGATGTCACTGCCCACGCGGGTCAGGACATTAACGATATCTGCCGCTTTGGAGTTCGCATTGTCCGAAAGGTGGTTGATGGCATCACCCAATGTGCCGATTTTGGGAATAGGAATCTGCAATACGTTGGACAACGTTGCCATAGATTCGCCTGCCTGCCCCGCCGCCATGTCGAACGCTACCCCCATTTTGGCGGCTTTTTCAGCAAAACCAGTTAGATTCTCACGGGAAACACCCGATTGCCCTCCGGCAGCGACGATGGCGGCAATGTCCTTACCGGCCATAGGAATGGTACGTGTCATCTTCAGGATATCCCGCTCCATTTCCTTAAATTGCTGCGGCGTATCGAAATTAACCACCTTTTTGACATCAGCCATTGCCGATTCAAATTCAATCGAGACTTTGACAGGCAAAATTAATGTACCTGCTGCAGCAAGTGCGCCCTGCCACTGTCCTTTGATGTCCCCCCATTGGCTGTTGACAGCCTCTCTTTGTGCACGGACCGCATTGAGTTTTTTGTATTGCTGGGTCAGCTTGCTGACAGCAAGGCCGATTTTGTCGTATTCCTGCCATAATTGTTTGGCAGATGACACACCCAAGCGGTCTTTGTTGCGCTCCAATACTTTCCCCAACTCCTTCTGACGTTCGGATAAGGTTTTAGTCGTTGATTTCAGTGTGTCCATTGCTTTACCGATATTGGTTAAACCCGATAAAGCACCACCGATAACGGCAGAAACACTGATTGATATACCTAAATCGCTTTTCATCTGGTAATATCCTAGAAAGTCTGTGGGAAGGGAAAAGAAAGATGGGCGGAGCGGTTGTCATTGCCGCATTGGCATTTATGTTATTGATGGTGGGAGGCTTCCCTTTGCTTCTTCTGGCATTGGGTCTGTTTTTTGTATGGTTTGTTTGGTCGATATTCCGTAAAGAGCCTGATGAACCGTCAAACGGTTGGTGTCGCGAGTTGCAGCGCGAAATCGAAGCAGAACGCCGACACCAAATCTAAATTACATCCCCTTCTGATAACCCGCCTTCATTTGGCGGGTTGCTTCTTTCTGCCAGTCCTCAAACTCATCCAAGCTCAGTGCGTAAACCTCGGCCACGCTCCAACCGAACCACCAAGTCAAATCGGCAGCGGCAGACAGCAGTTGCCGTTGAATTTCCTCCCTTGAAAGAGGCGGTTTATTTGCCGTCCGGCTCGGTTTCTGTGAAGCGTCGAAACGTCTCCTGCATCTGTTTCCAGTCCGCCAAATCCAAGCAGTCCAAGTCTTCGGGAATCATGCCTGTCATGCGGGCAAACAGGGCCAGCTCCTGTTCCGCTTCGTTCGTCAGATGGGAAACGGCGCGCAAATCACCTACGCACAAGCGGCGAAGCGTTACCTGCTCCAACATCTGCCCCGTTGCTAGCCTCACCGGATATTTCAATTTCACAACGGCATTCACACCCAAATCATCTTGCAACTTCTTGGCTTCATTCATTTTTCCATCTCCAAAATATTGAACAAAAATAAAAAATCACCGTATCGGTAAAGATACGGTGATTGTGCCAAAGGCCGTCTGAAATGCCTTTTAATGCGGTTTAATGATTACGCCCCCATGTTTCTGCGCATTTGATTTAAGACATCCTGACCGTCTACGCGGTAGATGTTTTTGAACGCGTTGTAGTACAGCACTTCGCGCCCGCCGACGACTTGGCGGACTTCTGTTGCCTGGTAGGTTGAGCTAAATTCCGCCTTTTCCTTCGGCTTGTAACCGCCCAAAGCATTTTTGCTGAACATCGCCGTTACCGTGGTAACGATAGGGACTTCTTCCGCCAAACCTGCCGCATTGAAGGTTTGCAGGTTACCGCGCACCATCAACTGCACGGCCTTGAAAGGATGGGCGGCCTTTTTTGCCACTTCGGGATAAAAGCTGTTCCAAGTGACTTCACCTTCAAGGGCTTCCACACCGTTGGGCAGTTTGATGGTGCCGACCAATCCTAAGCCAGTGTATTCGTCCTGCCCGAACTCAAACTCAGGCAGTTTGAATTCCGAAGCATTACCCAACAGGCTGTTACCGTCGATATAGACGTTGGCATTGTAGATTGCATTGATTGCAGACATATTTTTTCCTTTTCAGACGGCCTTAGTTAGCCGATACCAGATTGGCCAGATACTTGCGGGTCATCACGCTGGTATTGGTCAGACGCTCGGCCGGCAGCTTAGGCGTGTAGTCGTAAACAATCGGCACTTGGCCTTTGCTGAACGCATCGGGCAGGTCGTAGTCATAGTCCAAACCGACCGAGAAACCTACGATGGAAGGCAGCGTACCCAGATAGGTGCGTACCGTCTCAATCAAACTGTCGATTAACGCATCATCAATCGGACGGTCGACATATTTCAGCTCTGCGCGGCGGATGGATTCGTCGATGATGTCGCCGGTGCGTTGCGCCACCTCGAAATTTTTAATATGCGATGTAGCCGGGAAGCAGGCAAGGCGGTTACCCCACATACGATAGCCCGTACCATAGCTGTTGAATACAGTCGTAATGCCTTTTTCATTCAGACGGTTGGTTTCGGACTGCGGGTCGTCCGCACGGGCAGTTAAACCGATTTCCACCCCCGTCACACCCAAGAGCTCGCGGTTGGAGATGCTGAACCAGTAGCCCTGTTCCACATCGGTTTTCATCCGCAATCCTGCCGCATGGGTGGCGAGGCTTTCCAAACCCAATAAACCGGACACATAAGGGAAGAAGAGCTGCACACGGTCGGACGAGGTTTGGAAATTGATGCTGCCCAACGGCCCGCGTCCTTCCAAAGCCTTGCTCAATGTCGTGCCTTTCGGCGCGGCTGCATAGGCAATGGCTTTGAGCTTTCCGGCAACGACTTCCATCGCCCCTCGGACGGTGGCGGTTTTGTCGTATTCCGGCACGACGATGATTTTCGCGTCTGCACCCTGACGGGTGAAGCCTTCGGTCAACAGTTCCAGCCCCGTGCGTTTGCCGGTCGCCGCCACATACGCGCCGATGATGTCGGCTTCGGTCACTTTCGTCGGGTCGGTATAGGTGTAGCTGATTTTCGGGGCGGTCGGCTTGGTTTTGTAGGTAATCTCACCGGTCAGCGTATTGATGGTGTAGTGCGTGTTTTCGGTCAGCGCATTACTGCCGTCCGTCAGCGTGTAGCCGCTTTGCAAAGCGGG